CTGTAGCCGCGATCACCGGCCGACGTGTTGACATTCGGCCGATGGATCGCGACCGTATGCGCATAGACCGGCTGCTGCGTTTCCCATGGCCGCGGCGCAACGACTTCCCAGGGCCGCATCAGGCAGCACCGCGGATCAGGGTGCCGAGCCCGACGCGATCGAACTCGCCGAACACCTTCTCTACCCACCTTGCCGCATGACCGCGGAGGGTGCGGCTGCCATCGCTCGCCACAAAGGACAGGAACGATGTCTTGGCCTGCTGGACTGCCTCGTTTGCGACCGTATTCAGGTGTGGCACGTCGATCGTGATATTGGCCAACGCGCGAAGCGAAGCCGCATACTGTGAGTCCTGATCCCAATCGAAAAAGTTCGTCTCGTTGATGTGGTTCTTGACGATGAAATGGGTCGCTGAAGTGCCGAGCATCGAGATCGCGTGCTTGATCTCGTCCATTGAGGAGATCGAGGGTCCGAGAACATGCAACAGTGCCAGACGCAGTGTGCCGGTCTTGACGTCTTCGAAGAGCCTTGCCTCATCGCACGCGTGAAGCATGGTGCCGAGCTGACCCGCGGCGATATCGACGAGCGTCACGCCCTCTAACGTGTCGAATATGCGCATCTGACCGGCAACATCGGTGATGTTGATGATCTCAGCCTCAGGATGGAACTGCACCAGATCGCCGCGCGGAAATTGGCCATCGAGCGTGCGCGGGCGCGGCAGGTCCTGCATGTCAGGCCTATCGAAGTAGCTTCGAAGCGCGCGGCAGACTTGGGTCTTGCCGACGCCCCCTTTGTCCGCTCCGACGATCACGACCAGCGGTGTCATCCGACTACCCTTCTTTACGGCTCGCCGCTCGATCGAACGACGGAGCCCGGGCGAGAGCCTCGACCAGTTCGCGGCTGACCGCAGCTCGTGCCGCCGCATCGCCCATGAAGCCTACCCGCCGCTTGTGCTGCCCGGGACGGACGAGAGATTGCCAGCCGGCGGGATGGGTAGCAGATTGTCTTCCATCCCGATCTGGAACTGCGGCGACACGCGGTCTGCGTTCTGCTCCTGCTGCAGCTTGTCGGCGATCGAGATGCCACCGGCATAAGGCAAGCCTGCACCCGCCATCGCGGCCTTGTCTTCGAATTCGCCAGCCTTGACGCCATACGCCTTCGCCATCTGCGAGAAGCTGGTCTTGGTGTTCCCGGTCGCCTGGTCGACCGAGCGCGAGAACTTCGCCTGCAGCGAGCGGCAGCACTCGGCGGCGGCGCCATAGACGGACGAGCGTTGTGTGAGGAGATAGTTGATCTCCTCATCCTGCATCTGCGGGTCGCTCGACAGTGTGTCGCCGATCAGAAGGCGCACCTGGTCCTTCTGACTGGTCGCGAGCGCGCCCATGTTATAGGTCCAGGTCATCGCAGTTACCTTAGGGCAGCGAGGTGATGCCGTTGCCGAACGCATCGATCCGCAGCGACGTGCCCGCGTAGGTTCCCGTCGTGGTATACTTCACGCGCCACATCGGGCCGAACAGACCGTCATTGACGTTGCCGGCCGCCAGCGTGCCGTCAGTCGGAGCCGCCTGCGCGAACGACTTCAGCGATGTCACGCTCGTCACCGAGCGAGCCGATGCGGTCGTGAATGCGAAGTGAGTGACGTCGCACCAGGTCAGGCCGCCGTCGAGCGAGGTCTGCACCCATGCATCAGCGGTCGTCCCGCCAGATCCGTAAGTGAAGTTCGCTTGTAGCGTCAGGCTTGCCGGAAGGGCGCTCTGACCGGGCTGGGCACGGAGCTGGAAGGATTGCGAGACGAGCGCCGTGACCGGCCCGGCGATCGGCACATTGAGCAGCGCTGCGGCGTGTGCTGGCGCAGCACCGATGAGGGTAACGATCGCGACGAGAGCGGCAGCGAGAAGACGGTTCACGGCGCTACGGTCCTTAGTTGGTCGCGAACACTTCGCCGAAGTTAAGCGCGATGTCGGCGACCGCCGTCACCGCGTTACCCGTGACGGCCAGTAGCCAAGGTGCCGATTCATTCAACGTCAGAGGATTGGGGGGAATTAGGGATCCGACTGCCGCACCGATTGTGGCTGCTTGATGGAGGGCGATCTGCGTATTCGATCCTCCCGCTCCGTACTTGAAGATCTGAGCGACGATCTGGAAGCCGGCGGCGCCGGCCGTATTATAAGCGCCGCTGTCGGCAATCAGCACGCCCCCGGTAACGGGAGAGCCGACAACGGCGGTTGTGCAACCCGCAAAAATTTTGATGCGCTTGGAATTCGTGTTGTTGGCAACAGCGCCCATCGCGGTGACTTGCAGGCCGCGTCCGACAATGTCGAAGATATTTGCCGGAATCAACCATGCAGCCAGGACGTTGTCGTTGTTGATCGAGCCGGGATTAATACCAGCGCTCACGATCGCGGCGATATTGCCCGAACCCGCCGCCTGTGCGGCGGACTTGCCGATCTGCTGCAGGAACGATGACGACGCGAGGCCCTTGCCCTTCATCCGATCGACGAAGCCGGAAAGCGGGCCGCTCAGAAATCCGGGCATGAGATGCTCCTGTTGAGGGGAAAGAAAGGGACGGCTCGGCGCTTACTGGCCCGGCTGCGTGGCGAGGTCTTCAGCCTCTTCTTTAGATAGCGGCTGCGCGTTGAGCTTGACTCCGTGGATCACGTCATACTGGCCGCGACCAAGATGCACGATATGCCGCTGGCCGACGCTCTCGACGGGCCCGCGGGGATAGAGCTCGATGAAGCCCGCCTCCGAAAGCGCACGGCGGTTCGCAGGCGCGATTGCGAGCACATCCGCCGCGGTCAGCATTTTGCCCGCAGGGAGCCACTCTTCGCCGCGTCGAAAACCGCGCCGCACCCGGCCGCCGCCGATATCGGGTTCGCTGATCTGCATGTCCGTTATCCTGACCGATCGAGGGGCCTGCGCAAATTTGCGCAGGCGAACAGTTCGCGTCCTATTGGACGATGCTGGAGAAGTGGTAGCCCAGGTCGTTGCCGATCACCTGCATGTCGAAGGCCATCTCGCCTTCGGTGCGCACGGTCTCGAGGCCAAGCCATGGCATCGGGATCTGTGCAACCCGGACGCCCATGGTGTTGAGCCCGGTCAGGCCCGACCAGGGGAAGATGTACCCGGCGCTCGGGATCATCAGCCCAGGCTCGGGCGCCGCGTGGCAGAGCAGCGCGTCCTTCGAGGCCACGAAGGAATAGGTTCCCGGCGTTGGCGTCGCGCCGGCCTGCTCCGTCGAGGTGTTGTAGACCGCCTTCGAAACGACGGACCGGTCAACGTCGAAGGCAGCAGCGAGCAGCTCCGGCGTGATCTTGTTGGCGTCGGCGCGCGTCGTGTACTTGATGCGATCGATGACGAGCGGATGCTTGCGCAGGCCCTGATAGACCGGATAGCTGTACAGCAGCGTGTTCGCCTCGAAACCCGTGTTCTGCAGGATCGTCGTCTGCCCGTTCGCGATGTCGGTGAACGGATCGCCGTTGGCGTCATCGTTCCAGAAGGGCGGCGTCGCCGAGCCCGGCGTCCCGCCGGCGGTACCGACAACATCGGTCGCCCACACGCCGTTGACCAGGTACTTCGAAACGAAGAACCGGTCGCGCCGGATCAGGAGCTTCTGCATGCAGAACTTGGTGCAGGCGATGTCCATGTTGACGGCAGGATCGGCATTGCGCCGGGTCTGACCACCGAGATCCTTGTGGTAGGCCCACACGTCAGCGGAATAGCTGTTGTTGGAGTTCAGGTTGAAGCCGCCGCCAGCGGACTCCGTCGCATCCGCGCGCTGCTGTGCTTCGTCACGATAGAAATCGTCCTTGGAGAAGGCGAAATACTTGTCGCTCTGGAACTCGACCGGTACGTTTGGAAAAACCCGGTCGGCGACGTAGTTGCGTTCCGACTGGATGTAGGCGGTCGCGATCTGCGTCAGCGCCGCCTGGACGTGCACTTGCTGCACAGTAGGCTGTGGCATTCTCTGCTCCTGAAGTGGTGAGGCGGCGCCTTGCCGAAGGGCGTGACGGCGAGACTGCGCCTTAAGTCAGCGCCTTGACGTTCGGGACGTAGATCAGGCCGGTAATGACGGCGTTGGCGCCGGCCGCGGCTTCGAGCGCCAGGCCAACCTTGGCATTGCCGGCGCCCGCGACCCAGGTGATGAAACGGCCGTTGGCGTCGACCATGAGCTCGGCACCGGCCGCAACGGCCGCGCCTGCGACCATCTTGGAGATGCCTCCGATGCCGACGTCCGCTGCGATACCGGCCGGCGGCGTGTTCTGCAGCACGCCGTACATCGCGCCGCCCTGAGCGGTCTGGACGGCAACGGTTCGCGCGGCCGAAATCGCGACCGCGAGGAACTGCCCGGAGCCAAATGGCCCGTTCAGCGGCACGGCGGGATTGAAATAGTTGGCGGCGGCCACGCATTGGCTGCCATCGTGGATCAGTGGGGTCTCGGCTGCCATGCTGGCCTCCATTTAAGGTTGGTTGCGCGAATGCTGGAATTGATCTGCCCGGCCTGCAGGTGCCGGAAAACCCACCGGGCAGTACTATCCGGCTTCCTCGTCAGGCCGCCTGGGGCCTGTTCTCGGCACGCTCGCGTTTGGCGAGGTCGGCGTTCGCCGGATCGGCATAGACCTTGGCGAAGGCCTGCTCCCGGGTCAGCGAGGCGTCGCGCTTCTGCAACTCTTCGGCTTTTGCCATCAGCTGGCTGTAGGCATCATTGCCGGCGCCGCCACCATCGCGGCCGTCGCCGAGTTCCTTGAACAGGCCGGCCGCCTTGACCTGCGCCGTGAGCGCCTTGACGACGTCGAGCAGCTTGTCGACGGCGCCGCGGTCACCCCCATAGGCTTTTTGGACCGTCTCGACGTGGTCGCTACCCAAACCGACATCGGCGACGCGCTTGGAGATCGTCTCGCGCTCGTCTTTCTGCTCGAGCGCGGCCAGGCGCTTGGCCATCCGGTCGTTGTCCTCGAGGACCTTGCGGATATGCGCCGGCAGCTCGTCGCGCTTCGACATCTTGGCCTTGCGTTCCTCGCGGGACATGCCGCGGAATTTTTCTTTCTCGCCATCGCCGTCGAGGCCGTCGTGATAGGCCTTCTCTTCCTCGTTCATGCCGGCCTTGGCGATCGCGAGCTCGCCGGTCGTGCTCTTCAGCGCGGTCACCATCTTCGCAATGGCGCCGATGACATCAGTGGGTTTGGCGTTGGCGTCGAGCCCCAGCGCCTTGGCAATCTCCGGGTCCATATCCTGGTCTCCGTTGGAGGCGACCGCATCGCCCGCGGCCAGGGCTTTCTGAACCTCGTTGCCGAGGTGATCCGAGAATTGATCGAAGGTCTTCTCCAACAGCGCGCCCTTGTCGGCGGTCTTGCTGGTCAGGATCGAGGCGACGCTCTCGGCGAGAAACGACGTCGCGCGCTTGATCGTGTCGACGACGCCGTCGGCGCGCCTGAAGGCATCGGATAGCTCGCTTTCGAGCCCGAGCGCCTTCGCGCGTGCGCGAATGTGCGCCTTGGTCTTGGCCTTGTTCTTGGAGCGGCCATAGGCCTGCATCGCGTTATGCAGGTCCTCGGCATCGCGGATCGGATAGCTGCCGTCACTTTCGGCGACGCCTGTCTTCGCGTCTTCCTTGCGCTCGGCCTCGGAAAACTTCCGCTTCCAATACGGCTCTTCTTCCTGTTCGCGCTTGTTGATGCAGGCGAGCATCTCATTGATCTCTTCCGCAGCCATCGACTGGAAGATTTCCGCGCCGCTCTTGAGCCAACGCTGCAGCTGCTGAGGCACCAATGAGCCATCGCCCTCGCGCTGGGCCTCATAGTCCGATGACTGCATCAAGCTGCCGATTGAACAGAGCAAGCTCGCAAAGTTCGAGACGTGGTACATGTCCTTGCGGACATCAGCGCGCTTCATGATCACGGCCTTCGCGTGCGCCTGCGCTGGGCGGTCGACCGCGCTGATTTCGGAAATCTTCAGCGCATGCATGATGGTCTTGCTCATGCGATCTCCTCATCCTTGACGCGAGAGCCGCCGATCGAAAAGCCGGTATAGGTGCCGTCCTTGAACTTGGCGAAGACATCGGCCGACGGCTTCATCGCAATCAGGAGGCCGGTCTGCTTGGTCGTGATGTCCAAGGCCTTCGCGATGTCCGATGTGAGCGGGAAGGCAAACACCACCGTGCCGTCGGCATCGCCGGCATGCATGTCCTTCGACATGCGCGAATGCAGCATGAACTCCGTCGCGGCCTTGAGCATCGCTGGCTCGGTGATGTGATCCTTCTGCAGATCGAAATAGGACTCACCATCGCGCTTGCAGACGATCGCAAAGCCGAACACGAGACCAAGATCGGCATCGACCTTGACCACCTGGCACTTGTCGAACTGTCCGTTCACGATGCCATCATCCTCGATTGCGATACCGCCCTGCTCGTCGTC